CCCGCTGTGCAAAGAGTCGCATCAGCCCCCACGGGTGGCCGGTCAAAAACACAAGGCAAAAAGAATAGCGTGAGCTTTTCTAAGTCAGAACTAGAGCGTCTACGAGGCTTGAAGCCGCACAATATGTCAGAACAGGCATGGTTGGAGCGAGTAGCCAAAGAGAAGCAAAAAATTGCACAACGAGAGGCAAGCTAAAATGGCAGAGACAAAAGCAAGCGCACGTTCATCCCGTGATTCGCAGTCACACGATAATCAGACTCGCAGAAAACCATGGCGACCAGTTCGCTCATTGGAAACTCCCACGCCACCAGAGGGTTACACCTATCGGTGGATTCGGGAATCTATGTTAGGTCAAGAGGATCGCGCCAACGTATCAAGGCGTTTGCGCGAGGGCTGGGAACTCGTCAGAGGAACCGAGCTACCACCAGAGTGGCGATCTTTACCGACAATGGACAGTGGGCGACATGAAGGCGTGGTTTACAACGAAGGGTTGCTGCTCGCAAAGATCCCTAACGAAACGGTTGAAGAGCGTCGTGCGTATTACGCAGGAAAGTCTCAAGAAGCCACGGATGCGCTGGACAACACAATGTTCAACGAAACCCGTGGTGACAGTCGTTATGTTAAATACGATCCCCAGCGAGACAGCAACGTAACTTTTGGACGAAGGTAGAGGTAATCTCAAATGGCGAATAAAGACGCTGCATTTGGAATGAAGCCGGTCAGGATGATTGGCGGCGCACCTTACACTGGTGGCACAAGTCGATATCGTATCGCTGCGAACTACGGAACCAGCATTTTCCAAGGTGACATGGTCGCGCAGGTGACTGGTGGTACGGTCGAGGTTCACGCAGATGGCGGGACAGTGCCAGTAGTAGGTGTTTTTAACGGTTGTCAGTTCACTGACCCAACATCGGGCGAGCAAGTTTTTCAAAACTTTTACCCCGCAAGCACTAACGCTTCAGACATAATCGCATTCATCGTTGACGATCCTAATGTGGTTTATGAAGTACAAGCTGATGACACGTTTCCTGTTGCTGACCTGTTTGGCAACTTTGATATTGTGTACACCAGCAGTGGCAGCACTCTAACCGGCATCTCTGGTGCTGAGCTAGACGTGACCACGGGAGCGACTAATACGACACTCCCGATCAAGGCGATTGACATCTCACAAGACCCGAACAACGACGACGTTGCCTCGGCTAACACTAACGTGCTTGTGGTCATTCAAAACTCAATCTTCGGCGTCAAAGGCGCTGGCTTAGCATAAGGAGCTGAACAATGGCTATTTCTAGAGCACAGCTCGCTAAAGAGCTTTCGCCCGGTTTGAATGCGCTTTTTGGCATGTCTTACGACTCCTATAACCGCGAATTCGAAGAAATATTCGCTATCGAGGACAGTCAGAGAGCCTTCGAAGAGGAAGTCCTCATAACCGGATTCGGTGGAGCGCCAACGAAGACTGAAGGCCAAGGCGTGGCGTTTGACAACGCTACAGAGTCATTCACCGCTCGCTACACGCACGACACCGTAGCGTTGGCGTTTGCTTTGACCGATGAAGCGGTTGAAGACAACTTATACGATTCGTTAGGCAAGCGATATGTGAAGGCTTTGGCCCGATCTATGGCTAACACCAAAGAGGTGAAAGGTGCAGACGTATTGAACAATGCGTTCTCATCCAGCTTCACTGGTGGTGACGGCGTATCATTGATAAACACGGCTCACCCGCTAGCGGGTGGCGGCACTGCTGCAAACCGTGCCACGTCAATGGCTGACCTCAACGAGACCTCGTTGGAAGATGCGCTGATCGACATCAGCACGTTCACTGACGACAAGGGTCTGACCATCTCCGTGCAGGCAACCAAGCTGGTTGTACCGCCTCAGTTGGTTTTTGTTGCAGATCGCATCCTGAACTCAACACTGCGTTCAGGCACTGCTGACAACGACATCAATGCGATCCGTAACACTGGCGTGTTACCGGGCGGCTACACGGTCAACCATTACTTGGCTGACCCTGATGCGTTCTTCTTGCTAACCAGCGTCACTGACGCAGGCGAAGGCTTGAAGATGTTCCAGCGTACTGCGATGGAAACGAGCATGGAGCCTGACTTCACGACAGGCAACATCCGCTACAAAGCCCGTGAGCGTTACAGCTTCGGCTTTAGTGACTGGCGCGGCATCTACGGCTCACAGGGCGCGTAGATATCAAGCAAAAGAAAGGGGGCAGATGCCCCCTTTTTTTGTGCCCAGTGTTGCCATAAACTGAGCGAGTCAGATGGTGGTCGGATGAACCGATCACTGGTTCATACAGGAGAACTTTCATGACGACTCATTTTACTTCAGGCGTAACCAACGTCGGGGCTGCTGGCACATCAGGCAAACTGAAGATGCCTGCCCCTCAGAAATACCACACTTACTTTAACGACTTTGACACCTATCTGGCGTCAGACTGGACGATCACCACGACCGAAGGCGGTTCGGGCAATGCGTCCGAGGCGCTAGGTGATGGTGACGGCGGCTTGCTGGTCATCACCAACGATGACGCCGACAACGACAACGATTTCCTACAGCTCGTCAAAGAGGGCTTCAAGTTCGAGTCAACCAAGCAACTAGCTTTCGCGGCTCGCATGAAGACAAGCGACGCAGACGCTTCTGACGTAGTCATGGGCTTGCAGCTCACCGACACGTCACCACTTGATGTGACAGACGGCATTTTCTTCCTGCTGACCGACGGCTCAACCACTCTGCAATTTATCGTTGAGAAAGATGGAACGCAGAGCACTCTAAACATGCCAACCGTAATGGCTGATGATACCTTCATGACCGTTGGCTTTGTGTTCGACCCCAAAGACCAGCTCTTTCACGTCTACCAAAACAATGCCGAAGTCGGCACCGTTGTGAGCACAAATGCGCCAGACGACGAAGAACTGACCGTGAGCTTCGGTATTCAAAATGGTGCCGCAGCAGCGAAGGTTTTGACCGTGGATTACATCTCTGCGATGAAAGAGCGCACAGCCACCACTGAACTCTAAACGGAGGTGAATCATGGCTGATGCGGTAACATCGCAAACCATTCAAGACGGTGAACGAAAAGCCGTCTTGAAGTTCACCAACGCCAGTGATGGCACCGGTGAATCGGCAGTCAAAAAAGTAGACGTTTCAGCACTGACCAGCAACTCGGCTGGGTTGTCATGCAACCGCGTGACAATCAACAAGATTTGGTGGCAGTGCACTGGGATGTCGGTCAAGATCGAGTTCGACGCGACCAGCAATGTGCTTGCTATCGGTCTCAGTGAAGACAGCAACGGATATCACGACTACAGTGACTTCAGTGGCATTCCCAATAACGCAGGTTCTGGCATCACGGGTGATCTTGACTTCACCACTGTTGGTCATTCCAGCGGTGACACCTATATGATTGTGTTGGAATTGATAAAGTCTTATGGCTGATATCAGTGACGTAAAGCGAACCAAGACGGGCAGACTCATCTACCGAGGTGAGTCTTTTCCCGGCTACAACCAACAAAAAAGAACGCCCGGCGAGAACAAAAAGTTTGCTGTTCTTGCTAAAAAGGGCGATCAGGTGAAGATCGTGCGTTACGGTGATCCGAATATGGAAATCAAGCGTGACAGCCCTGATCGTCGGCGCAGCTTTCGTGCCAGACACAACTGTGATGCAGTAGAAAAGAAAAAAGACGTATTCTCAGCGGGATACTGGTCTTGCAAGAACTGGTGATGTAAATGGCAGAATCGAATGATCTGACACAAGCCCTGTCCGAGTACGGAAGCGCGGCATCACCCTATTCTGCGCTCGATGATTACTTGATGCAGAGGCCAGTGTTTGATCGTGGGGCAAGACAAGCACCAGACAGCCCGACACTTCGCACCTTAGAAGCCATTACTCCTGACACAGACCAACTACTTGCAGAGCAATACGACCGCATCATGGCCGAGCAACAAGCCGCTGAGGAAGCCTCTGCACTTGCGCGTCAGACTGAAATCGACAGCCTGCGTGATCTGTTGCGGGAGGAACTGGCAACATCTGAAGACGCTGCGCTGTCTCAGCGTTCTGACATCACAAAGTCGCTCGAAGGGCGCATCGCAGATCTACAGTCAGACATCGACGCCGAGACGCTAGGTTTGCGCCAAGCCGGTCTGGATGAAAGGGCCGCGCTCGCTAGACAGATTGAAGAAGGCGACCGTTTAGTGCGACAGGCGCAAGAGGCGTCAGTCGGATCTCTGCAAGAAAGAATTGGTTCTCTGTCAGGTGATTTGTCTGACATAAATGCAGCCATCGACGCAAACTACAACTTGCTCGATCAGGCTCAGCAAAATGCCGCTGATGCGACTCAAGCAGAGATTACGGGGCTAAACAATCAACTTGAAAGCCTGTATGCAGACGTTGAATCAGGCAACGCAGCTCAATCTGAAACGATTCGAAATGAAACCGCAAATCTCATAGCAGGTTTGGAACAACAAATAGGCGGACTTGCTGACAATCTTGGTGCTCTGCCTATTGAAACCATTCAGTCGCAACTCGCACTCGTGAACGACCAAACCGCTCAGTTTCAGCAAGCCGTCGATGCAGCGACAGGAGAGCGAGCGGCCCTTGCCTCTCGTATCGACGCCCTACAGGCCGCTGGTTTGACGCAAGACGACTTGGCGGCAGCAATTGACCCGATAGCTCAACAAAGACAAGAAGCAATTTCGGCTGCTGTAAACCCGATTCAAGAGCAAATTGCTGCACTCAGACAAGAAATACCGCAACAGGTAGATACCGAGGCGCTGCGTCAGCAGATCAAAGACGAAATCATGGCGAGTTTGCCGCAACAACAAACAGCACCCGTAGAGACCGTGACGCAGCCCATCGCAGAGCCAGTCGCTGACGCTCCCGTTGATGTGGGGCCATCGGCTTCTGAGGCAGCAGGTTTCAATCCAGCGGTCTCTGTGAACGTGTCAGA